GTCAAAGAAAAACTAAAGATGATGATGTTTATACTCTTTTAGAATGTCATATTAATTTAGATATTGAAGGATTTGAACATACAGATGAAGATGGCGAACCTTCAGGAATTAAAATTCCTTACATTGTAACGATTGAAGAATCATCAAGAAAAGTTTTATCAATTAAAAGAAATTACGAAATTGGGGATCCAAAACGAAATAAAATAGAATACTTTGTTCATTTTAAATTTCTGCCTGGACTTGGTTTTTATGGTTTTGGTCTCATCCATATGATTGGTGGTTTATCTAGAACTGCAACAGCAGCTCTTCGTCAATTATTGGATGCGGGTACGCTTTCCAATCTACCCGC